CCCAACGATAGCGTCATCTGAATTAGAGGTATAAATAGTTGTTTCACTATTTGTTACCAATACTCCAGTTGATTCAAAATCTTGTGCCATATTTCCTCCTTAAACTATAATGCGATTGCAACAGCAATGGCAAAGCCTTTAGTTGCTCCACCTGTTGATAGTGCCGTACCACCTATTGTTATTGCATCTGCTTCCAGTGTACCATCAAAGTAAGCGTTCTTGAACTGATAGGATGCACTACCTAAATCTACGTCATCATCCGTTATTGGTAGGATTGCCCCATCAGTAACTTTAATTTGATTTGTTGAACCACCTGCCGCAAGATTTAAAACTCCACTTGAAGCGATTGTTAAATCCGTTCCATCACCTTCTATTTTTTCTCCATCATCACCGAAAGTCATTCCAACTCCCGATGGAACATTGATGTCTGAAGTAGCTGTCAGTGCAATATCCGCACCAGAAGTAATGGTTAAATCTGTATTATTTCCTTCTATCTTTTCACCCGTACCAAAAGTAATTCCTACGTCAGCAGGGATAACTACATCAGCAGTAGCTGTAAGTTTAATGTTATTTCCAGTGATTGTTAAATCTGTTCCGTCCCCTTCAATCTTTTCTCCGTCATCACCAAATGTTAATCCAATGTCAGCGGGAATGTTAATGTCAGCACCAGAAACAATATGTAAATCCGTGCCATCACCATAAATATATTCTCCCCCTTTATCATAAAAATAAAGTCTTCTGTCATCTGCTACACGAATAACTTCATTTCCATCATACTGTTGGAAAATTAAATCATCCGAATTTACGCCCAGTTTTATGACTTGAGCATTGGCAGTGCCATCCATGTCTATTGTAAATTGGAGTGTACCTGCATCCTTGAATTCTATATTACCACCTGCCGCATCAATAACGATGTCATTAGAAGAATCCAATGTAATGTCTGTTCCGTCATTGGTAATGGTATCTAGGGCAATGCTTCCAATATTTGTAATGTCAGCATCACTCATATCGAAACTTCCCGTTACATCAAAGTCTCCACCAACACTTAAATTTCCAGTTATGGTTGCATTATCTGCTATTGTTGTTTCTGAAGTAGTATGACCGATTGTTACGGCTATACCACTTGTTTCCGTTGCTACCTTTAAAGCACCAACAGCATTGGTAATATAGGAATTAGACCCATCATGATATAAGGTTAAATCTTGACTGTCACCAATCTTTAATGGAGTTGAATCCGTTAACAGTAATGAATCTGCTGACTCATCCCATAAAAGATAACTTCCAGAGGTAGCACCAAACATTTTAACGTCATATCCTGTATCATCCACGCCAATAGTAACATTGCCACTTATATTAGGAGTTGCAAACATACTGAGAATTTCATCACTGCCATCGACATAAATGATATTCTTCATTCCAGTTGGTATGGTTACGGTTGCCGCACCACTACCAGAGGTACAGATGACAGAAGCATCCGAACCATTAATGATAAAATAGTTTACCTGTGCATCTGGGAATGTAACAGTTCTCGTTGTTCCCGGAGAACCAGTAAATTTAATTACTGCGTGTCTTCCATTGTTATCTGCTGTTCCATCAGCAAAAGCTAAAGTAACATTACCAGAGGCAACACTGACTTCTACATATCCACCAATAGCATCATCCAACAAATCAATAAGGTTTTCGTTTAGTACGTCACCCCATGTACCCGTATTCTCCCCATCGGTTTGTTTAACAAAACCTAATTGTGTGTAATTTGACATATTATTTCCTTAATTCGCTGTTCCTGTTGTCCAAGTTTCTGTTCCACCAGAAGTTGTATCTAATAAAGACCATAGTTTAACTGTGCCTATAGCACTTGTTCCCGCACTACCAGTTGCAGTATTAACAACTGCTGTTCCCGTTACATTCTGTGATAAATCAGCAACACTGAGTTTAATATCATTGTATCCAACTTGGTCTATTGTTGCACCACCAGAGGCTTGCTCACTTCCTAATGCAAGAGTAGCTGCAATTCCAGTTTCTGAAAATACAGTGCTGTCATCCCAACCGTGGTCTCCATACGCACCTGCGTTGTATCCTCCAGTGCCAGAAGCCATTAACTAATCCTAATTAACGCTGTGTTGTATGCTGCTGATGGTAACTGAACTTGAAATGTACCATTGGATGATGAGTAGTCACTACCAAAATCCAAAACAGCAATAGATGCATTTGATTTAGAATTGTTATAAATGAGAGCACCACGAGCAGTAATTGTTGCTGAAGACCATGATGGGTCAGCAGCATCAAAGTATGCTACGTTATTTGTAGTATCATAAGCTACAGCTTGACTTGAAAGAGTTGCCCCTCCTGCCGTGTATCCTGTTCCACTTACTTCGTTGGTTGCTGAATAAGCTGATGAGGTTGCACCCAAGGATGCACTTGATGTGTATAATGCTATCTTTAAGGTGTTTCCACTCGTTCCTAAATTTTGTCCTCCGTCTAAACAATCTTGTTTAAAGGCATCTGTTAATGTTTGCGAAATTGCCATTTATTTTCTCCTATGTCGTCATTGGTTTTAATGTATTTTCTCCCATCACATTTGATGGAGAATTATAATCGTCTCTTCTTCTTCTTCGTGTTTGATTATTAACTGCTTCTGCTGCGGCTTGATATCGTTGTGTATAAATTTGTAAATCTTCCCTATTTTTAGAAAAAGTACAAGCCTCCATTAAACACGCATACAAAAGTAAATCCTGTGCATTCTTTGTTAGCCAATTTGTTGTATTAGAGCTTGATAACTCTGCTAATCTTCTTGCGTATGTTATTTCAATAGTAAAAGATGAACTTGGAGTTGGTGCTACTAATAAAGATGTATCACTATAATTAGCCCAATACTTTGGATTACCTGTTGTTGTTGACGTAGGCCAATAATCATAGATAAACTCATCTGTTTTTTCTTCTAAGAATATTCTTTTACTATCTGAATTTAGCCAAATAAAATGAAATATTATTTTTGTATCATTTGGTTTACTTACAAATCTATCGCTAGTGTTAAAACTAGAGTATGATGTTTCATGAAAAGCATAAGGTTCAATATCTCTTGAAATTCTTTGCTCTGCTAAAGAAATAAAATTATCTGTTTCATTAGAAAATTCTGTTCCATCGTTTTCCATCCAATCCTTAATGTCTTGTGTCAAGGTAGAATAAGTCATTGTTGCCATGTTATCTCCTACGCCACATCATCTATTAGAGCAGCAACAATAAGATTTGCCGTTGCATCGCCTGCATCTCCGATATCTGAAGATATAGCGTGTATATTTGCCACTGTTGTATTTGGAAGTCTCCCAAACCATGATTGTTCTGGCCCAATGAATACTCCGTCAGCTAGATTGTATGCTGCCGTTCCACCATCAAAACATACTACAACACCATCTGCCGTACTTGTATTTTTAATAAACAAAAATTTAACTTTATCACTTGTTGTAATAGCCGTTGGAGCAGTATCGTCATCAACTGCCGTGTAATCTAAAAAACTACCTGCAATTAAATCCGTGCTTGTTGTTGTACAAGCCGTTAACTTATAGTACCACTTGTCATTGGCATCATCTGGTGATACCGTCATAGAACCACTAATGGTTTTAGCGATTTCATCTGGCAATAAAGTTGCTGTTAGTGTTATTGATGCATCATCTGCCATTATTTTTTACCTTCTTTTTTAAGACGCTCTTCTCTCTCTTCGTATTTTTTAATTTCTTCTGTTTTCATATTTCTAATAAATCCTTTTACTGGATTTTTAATAATTGCCATTTTAACTGGTTTAGCTACTGCATCAGCCATATTACCCCTTAGTTATTTTAAATGATAATCCCGTTACGGGAACTATTACGTTTTTAATCTTTTTTGAAGTTAAAGTGTTTCCAGAGTTTTCCTGTGAATCGGTATCCCCCGAAGTGGGTGAGACTCGAACCGAGGTCTGCCCAGATTTTGCCTCCAACTTTTTGCCATCTTCTTGAGAAAGCGTAATCTTCTGATAAGTACCGTCCATCTTCATCTTTCATTGTATCAAAAAATAGATAAGTATTTTTTGAATCAAATTCCTTCCCATTTACTATCTGGTCAGTAATATAATGTAAATCTTGATACTCCTTTTTCATTTTTTCAAGGCATGAACGCTGTATCAACATAAAACCTGTTGCGGCATCCAGTACCTCTGCAAAACCTTTTTCTACATTTATGTTATCTTTATCTGCAAAGTTTAACACATAAGGATAACTTAAATCTTGATAATCTTTTCCCTCTTTTATTAAATCGGGTATACCATCCCAGTTGATGAGTTTCATGGGATAGGGTGCACATATCACCTCTTTATTAAATTCTAAAAAGCGTGGTATCAGTTTTGCATCAAATCCTATGTCTGCGTCTACAAACAATAAGTGTGTTGCTTCCTTGTCATCAAGAAAGTTTGCAACGAGTGTATTGCGTGCCCGTGTTATGAGAGACTCCTGCCCTAGTGTCTGTATGCGTAAAGCGATACTTTCCTGCCTGCATAAATTTTGTAAATCAAGAATACTGTGAAAGTAATCTTCACTTAACCAACTTCCGTAGCAGGGTGTTCCTACAAATATACTTATTTTATCAGACACTCACTGATTCACTACCTAAACTTGCGGTTAAAGTCAAGGCTGTAGCAAGTGGAGTCGCATTTGCTGATGTAAATGTACCTGTAATTTTTACATCGGCATTCGTTACACCCAAACTAGCCATAAGTGTATTAACACTTCCATTTTCTAACTGGTCAGATGGATTTAATGTAACTGGTGGTCTTGCATTACTTAACGCTTGACCATCTAGTTTATTTTTTCTTGGCTCTAATTGTGGGTGTTTTTCTTCAAATTCTGACTTATGAACTAATGAACCATTCCACTCTTTAACCATTTCATTATATGGAAAGGAAAATCCACTTCTATCGGATATAGCCTTCGCATATTTACCTGTAGCTCCCATTATATATAGCCTAAATTAGGAACTATTTTTAAATCAACTTTTTCTCTGTTATCTTGCATTGCTCTTGCAAATTCTTCTTCGTATAACATTTTTAATTCTTGCCTTCTTTGAATATCAATTTGTGGTCTCTTTAAGGCAAGGTAATATGCTAAACCACTAATCGCACAAGGTAAAAACCTATTTGGTGCGTCAACTGTTTCTGTTGATGCTGTAATATCCTCTAGTGCCCTTCTTTCTTTAAAACGAAATGTATCCGCCTTATCGGGAGTTGGATATAAATACACAACAGGTGTTAGTTGTTTATCTAAAAAATATTGTGATGGTCTTCCTTTATTTGCTTTACTAGGAATTTTTAAATAATCATCACGACTAATTCTTTCTAATTCAAATTCTGTTCTTGAATCATCACTATTTGTTTTAGATATGACAGCCTCTTCAATATCAACAGTCCAAGAATTTAAAGTATAGTTTGCTGTTCCTACTGTGAGTGTTTGTGTTGATTCCGTAACACTCCATAGCTGAATACTTCTATTCATCCATTCTTTAAATAATAAATTGAGTTGTCTTCTACCAGTAGCTGATTCCTTACCTGTTTGAGGTTCACCGCCTATGCGGCTGTAAGCCTCTTCGATAATTTCATCAACGTATAAAGTAAAAGTACGAGTACCAGAGGTTGCCATATTTTATCCTAATTGTAATAAACTGTCACATGAGTAGTTATTGCATTTGTACATTTGACGCTTGTTTGGCATCTAAATCCTGTACCCGGAAACATTATAGAGCCTGCTACAGATTTACTGTCTCCGGCATCTGAATCATTTGTTCTTGGTACATCAACTACTGCCACGGTTGTGGAACTATCCAATAAAGTAATAGTGCCTGCCGCAACATTATAGGGTTGTACCCATGAAACTCCTACTATTCTTCCGGGGCCATCAAATACGGTTGTTGTAGTGGCAGTTGTAATATTTGCTGATTTTATGTCCATTGAATTGATTTTCCTCCTATTATAATTTTATTTGTTTCGTTTCTTATAATCATAAAAAACAAAGCTATTTTTTCACAAATGTGCATAATATTATCCTAAAAAAAAGCTAGGGCTTTTACACCCTAGCCATTATTGTTAATATACTGAATATTCTAATTCCACTGTAAATCTACCTGCTGTAATATCAGCATTAATTGCTGTAGTAGCAAATGCATATAAGTATTTACTAGCTATAGCCGCCGTTACGTTTGGAACGAATATGTGATAATTACCTGCTGTATTGTCAAAGTTAACATCAATTTCAGTAACTGATTGTGTTGCACTTAATTGTTCGTTAAATGAAGTAACACCCGCACCAACAATTTCTGTTCCAGATGAAACAGCAGAGTTAGTAGATGTTCCACTTGTTGCACTTAAAGATAATCCACCAACAAGAGTTTCTCCTGCTGCGGTAGTAATACCAATTAATGCTCTGTGAATAAAAAATTTAGAAGGGGTTACTAAGTCGTCTGGTGCATCTGTATTCAGAGTTCCTAATTCCACAAGAACATCACCATCGCCATAAGCTGTAGATGCAGCATCTGTTGATGCTAGAGTTCCTGCAAAAGATTGAAACTTGTGAGTTCCAAGTGCACATAATTGTCCAGTTGAGTTAATGTTAACTCCTGTTTCTGTGATGGCACCAGTAGAGGCAGCTTTATTAATTACTTTAAAACCTGTCTCTGACCTTACTGCACCACTAAAAGTTGTATTAGCCATTTTAATTCTCCGTAGTTAAATTATACCATCGCTTCTACGATTGTCTGCTAGGGCAGTTGGTATAATTAATTAATCCTAGATAAAAAGATAAGAGGGGGATAAACCCCCTCCTATTTGTACTTTATTACGCACCCGGTGAGCCAAAGATAGCTCTCCAGTCAGACCATCCGAAAGAATATCTTTCAGAAGCCTTAAAACGCATATTTCCTGTTTCAAAGTCTGGTTCCATAGAAGTTTTTAAACTT